GATGATATTTAACCTCTTGTTTATTTCTTGTTTAATATATAATAGGTAGATGGGGGACGAAATGACAAAGCATGGGGGACATTTTGACAAGTCATGGGGGACGTTTTGACGACCCTATGGGGGACAAAAAGACAAGCCATGGGGGACAAAATGTATTGACTTGTCCCCCTACCTGTGATATACTGATTTTAGCCTAGAAAAGGAGGCGAACAGATGCCAAAAATATCTGACAACAACCTTGTTGAAAAAAGCAAATCTCTTGTGTGGGCAAAGTTCAGGGATTACACGGCAGGTGAGCTTCGGTTGCTAGAGGTTTACTTGTCAAGAATAAATCCGAGAGACCCAAACAGCAGCCGTGTGGAGTTCACTTTGGCGGAATACAGGGAGCTTCTTGGGCTGAAAAGCCTTGATGCACGAAGGATTGAACCGCAGATCAAGCACTTTTTAGGCAATACGGTTTCGATTCCTATTGACAAGGAGAAAGGAACGTTTGAAAGTTTTGTCTTATTCACGAGGGCAAAACTGGATTATGTGCCAGAAACAAGGTCTTATGTTGTAGCAATCACTTGTAACCCTGACCTTCGCCCTATCTTTTTCGATATTGCCGAAAGCGGGTACGTTCGGTATCGGCTGCGTTACACGTCACGAATGAAGTCTCAGTACAGCATTCTGCTTTATTCGATTCTTCGGGACTGGCTGAACATGGACAGTAAGCCGCACGAAATCAGTCTGAAAAAGCTGAGAGAACAGCTCGGTGCGATGGAAGCGAGCTACGATGTTTATAAGAACCTTCGCAAGCGAGTGCTTGACGTTGCGGTGGATGAAATCAATGCCGTGTCGGACATTGTTGTGACTTACGAGCCGGTTCTTGTGGCACGAAAGGCCGTGGCAGTCAAGTTTAAGCCAAAAATTAAAGCGTCTGAGGCGCTGATTGAAGCGCAGGCAAGTGAAGTGCTGACCGAACCTCAAAAAGCCGCCAGAAAGCCCCGCAGAAGCGGATATGAGGATTTCGATTGGTCTGTGTGTGACGAACTGGAAAAGCAAGACTGCATTGACGTGGCAAAGGTAGTTGAGAAGTGGATGAAGAAAGAGCATCCTGAAATCAAGCTGCCAAGACGCAGAGAAGCGGTTTACGACACGGTGAAGGCTGCGTATAAGGATATCCTGTCTTTGGACAGGTCTCCGTTTCCTGACAGACCTGTTGGCTATATGATTAGAAGCGTTGACAAGGCGGGCGTTGTGGATAGGTATATGCCAGCGTTCTATTCCATTGAAGCGTTGCAAGAGTAGTCAGACGCAGTGTATTAAGCAGAAAGGAGCGGTATGAAGAAGCAGGAAATTGTGTGGTATTCCGTTAAAGATGATGGGATGCCAACACCAGAAATCATTGAAAGAACGAAAGGTCGGTTTTTGTGTTCTGTAAAAACGACCTATCTGAAAGATGAATCTATAACGGCAACAAACACAGTTGCAGCGTTTATTGAAAAAGGCGAGTTTGTAAACACATCGTTTCAGAGGTTGAACATTTCTTCGGACGCTTGCTTTATTGCAAGAGTGGTAGCGTGGGCAGAAATGCCGATATACGAATAAAGAAAGAGTGATAAAATGGCAAAAATCATAGCGGTCGCCAACCAGAAGGGCGGCACAGGAAAGACCACCACAAGCACCTGTCTGGCTGGTGCGTTGCAGTTGCTTGGCAAGAAGGTCTTGCTGGTAGACTGCGATGCCCAGTGCAACGCAACGGACACATACGGTGCGCAGACAGAGGACGTGTGTACCCTGTTCGATGTAATGACCCGGCAGGGTACGGTAGAAGAAGGAATCCAGCACTGCGAAGCCGGTGACATTCTGCCGTCAGACAACGCATTGAAGGACATTGATGAGCAGCTTGTCCGGGATATTGGCAAGAACTTCCGGCTTCGTGAAGCACTGGAATCCGTGTCAGAACAGTACGATTACATTGTTTTGGACACTCCCCCGCAGCTCGGTCTTGCGCTTGTAAACGCTCTGATCGCATCAAATAGTGTCATTGTCCCAATGACCCCTGACCGCTACGCTGTGGCTGGTTTGAGCCAGCTTTCGCAGACCATTGGCGATGTTCGAAGATACTTCAACCCGACCTTGAAGATTGAAGGTCTGCTTCTGAACCAGTACAAGAGCCGTGAGAACCTGTCCAAAGAGGTTGTGGAGCAGCTCCCTGTGATTGCACAAAGCATGGGAACAAAGCTGTTGGACGTGAAGATTAGACCGTCTATGGGTGTTCGCAAGGCACAGGCAGAGCGTCACAGCCTGTTTAGCGGTGACACGGCAAAGAGCACAAGCGCAGAGGATTTCTTGGCACTGGCAAAAATGATTGCGGAGGGGGAAGAAAAATGAGATTGATTGACGCAGACAAAGTACTGGAGCAAAACTTTTATACACTCAAGAATTACAGTAAGGAAGAAGCTGGCGCTTGGAGAGATGGAATTGCTCTTGTAAAAGAAAAAATTATAAATGCGCCTATCATCGACCCGGAAACGTTGCGGCCTGTGGCACGGTGGATTGATGCCAATGACCCAGAAAATCGACCTCAACACAAAGGAACTTATATCGTAAGCCTTTCAAATATGTTTGGAACTGTCGCCGAGAATGCTATTGCAAAATATGATAATGCCTACGATGAATGGGTTCTTTGTGATAGCCGAAAAACGGTTTTTCATGCTGACATAAATGGATACTATTCAAACAGTATGAATGCCGAACTCACGCATTGGATGGAACAGCCTAAGCCGCCAAAGGAGGATAAAAAATGAAAAAGTCCAGCAAAAA